AACATCGTTAGGGCCTTTGGGGATAGGCACCTTATCATTTCCAAGAAGCTTCTCAAGCTGAATGTAGCTTGTAGCCGCTTGGACCAAACCTTCTTTGGTGTCTGGGAACTTCTTAATGCTCGGGGCACTGGCAAGGTCATCCCCAATCTGGCTCTGCCAGCTAAACGTCGGGGCCTGCTCGGCCTTCGGGTTAGGGCTCTGGTTCTGTGGAGGGTTCGGATTCTGGTTCTGGTTCGGGTCAGGATTGCCCGGGTTTAAGCCCGGATCGAGATTGTCCGACATGCTCACTCCTTATGGGATAATGCGACGATTTCATCTGGCTTCTTATCGAGGAGCGTCTTAATCGTCGCAAGAACCTGACGCCTCCCATGCCCAATCAAAATCATGTTTGTTTCGATCTGCTCAAAGTCGAACCAGCCACAAAGCTGTTCTAAAAAAATCATGACCTCTTTGCCCTGCTCAGTGCCAAAAACAACCCGCAGGTTCGACTGAAGCGCTCGGACATCCTCAACGCTGGATAGATCAATCACTGCTTACCTTCCCTGGCTTTGGAAAACGACGCCTCAGCGGCTCCTGCGTTCTTGGCAACCTCAGAACCCTCTTTGACGTTCAGAAGCTCCTGTTGACGCATCAACTGCTCAGCTCGGCCTTCTCGAATCCTCTGCACTTCATCATCATCACGAAGCACTTTTACGGGGGCACCCGTAATTGCCCATGTCTCATCTACGATCTTGTCAGGGCTAATCTTGTCGAGTACCTCAGGCGAATACTGTGCGACTTGACCAATCATAGAAAGGCCTGTTACGAGCGTGTTTAGCTCCGCTCTACGCTGCGCCTGGGCCAGCATTCCGAGGAAGTCGATCTCGTAATTAGGGTTCATCTGCATCTCGATAGGGGGCTCAGGCAAGCGGCCACGGCGATACAGAATCCCAATGGTTCGCTGATACACCGGGCTAATCACCTCATCCAGATACCTACCCACCGCTGGCCCAAGAAGCGTCATCTTTTCATTGATGCGCTCCATAATCTCGGGGTTATTCATCTCTTTGGTGATGTTGTTGAAGGCAAGAAAAACATCGTGGTACATGAGGGCTTTGACCTTCATCGAATAGTATTCGACCGCTTGCAATCCAACATTCGGATCACCGAAATTGCCGAACGCAAACACGTCCTTTCCGGTGTCCATTGCTGTTTTTTTGTAGTAATTAATAGCCCTCGGGTTCATGTTGAACGGGGCAATAAATGCGTTATGCGGGGCGGCAATCGGCGGGTCGGTGTTTTTCATCATGGTACGCAGATTGGTCTTGGCCATGGCATTGAGCATCCTGGCAAACGGCAGCGCTTTCATGGCCGGCGAGAAACCCCAAGCTAAAAACGGCCTTTTATCAAATCGATGACAGAAGGCGGGAAACTCGTTATAGCCAGACTCATCGATAACCCGACGGCCTTCCACGTCAACCCAAATGGCCTCAATGGGTAAGTTGCGCTTGTCTTCTTTCTGGATATCCCGTCTGTAGCGCTCCCCGATAAAAAGCAAGAATTTGTGCTTTTTGGAACGACCTTTTCCCTCTTGGACTTCCCGCTGCATTTCTTGAGATAGGGCTTCACGACCCCAACGCCCTTCAGCTTGCTCGGCTGTGTATTCAAATTCGATGTAATACTTGCAAACACGGCCTCTGGAGTCCTCTACGATAACCACCTGCTTAACCGGAAGGTTATAGAAACGGATATCGTCATCCGCATCCTCCTCCTCAAAGATCACGGCGGTGCCATAGACACCGCTCGACTTATAGGCAGGGAACATTTGGTCATAGAAATTCGAGCGATTGAGGGCGTAGCTAACCTCATCGTTTACATCGGATAGGAATTGGTTTACTGCTTTATTGTTGGCCAGCTCTGGGTCGCGGTGGCGAAGCCCTGCCCATTTAGACGCGGGGGGCGTGAGGTAGTTCATAAACCCGGAGGCGAAAACATCCGAGCATTCCATTGTGGTGGAGTCCCACAGGAAGGATGGGTCGATCTCGTTCCCCGGTGAATAGCTCTTATTTATATCCGTGGATTCGAGATAGAAATAGTCATGAAGCGTCTGCCAGTAACTCTCAAAGTTACGGCGGGCGCCTAACTGTTCTTCGTATTGTTGTATTAGCTCGTCAGCGCGGGGCTTTGCTGGCGCGGCGCTTTTCTGAGCATACGGCACAAGAGACCCCATAGATTGCGGAGGTTGATCTCTATGACCATTGGCTCATCCTGCCGGGCGGCAGGGATCGGCGCCTTTGAAACGTTCGGAGCGTTGGTGATTGGAGAAGCTAACTTCACTGCATCTGGGGGCACGGGCTTTCCGATGCGACGCTTGTTCCACTTGCTGTCATGGTTGGCTCTTTCAGCCCAACCCATCAGATCGTCCCCCAGTAATGCGTTTCCATCGGTTTTAAATGAAGCACATCTTCGTAGAGCTTCTTGAGCTTCTCTTTTTTAGAATTCTCAAGTACGACCATTATTATGCTATTTACACCTTCGCTTTTCAATAGCTGGCAGACCTCAGAAAACATTTTTACTCCCAAACCACGAAATGACGGATTGACGTACCACATCACTTCTTGGAAGATTTCGCCGCCATTCATATGCGACCTAATCCGGGTGCCATAGAGAATGCCTTGGCAGGCGTCATCTACAATAAGCAGGAAGGCGTTTTTCTTATCAGCGCTCTCAATCGTCTGGACGACCGCATTAACATCGATCAAATGATCGAATTCGCCGACCGCTTCATTGTGAAAGTTTTCTACAAGGTGCAGTACGTCGAGGAAGTACCGCCCAGAATACCGCTCGACTCTCATTGACCCAACAATGTCTTCCTGGCTACTTGGGCTTCCCCGCTAACTCCAAGAGGGGATGTATAAATCGTCTTTGTGGCTGCCATTCTCTTTTTCTTAACCACTTCAGCCGCTTTATCGGAATCTGAATCAATGTTAGGGGGCTGTGGCAGCGGCATGGGGGAGTCTGACATAGACGTCTTATTCATAGTTCTCGATATGCCATAGCCGGCGCCAGTAGCCCCGATTCCTAGCAAAACAGTTGTCGCTGTACCTAGTGCCATTATCTAACCCCCGCGATTCTGAACAGGTTATCTTCTTGTGCGTATTGTTGCGTGGTTGGTTCGTACTGCTTCTCCTGACTATATTTGATCTCGCCTATCCGCGAGACCGCCATAATTAGCGCATCACCTCGATTTGGGGAATTAATGCCGTATTTCACCTTCATCGTGTCTTTTGAAATCAAAATCCTGCGCTGGTAGTTGTCGAAAGTGTATTTAAACGCCACCAATAGCTCTTCGATCAGCTTCTTATCGCGAACGCACAGATGGCCTTTCTGAAAAAGCTCTTTGGCCTTAAATGCGTTCTTGGTGCGGACATTGCCAAAAAAGCGGTCATCTTTAAACCCAAATGGAAGATTTCGGAAGCCGTGAAAGAACTCAAGGCCACGGCCACGCTTCAGAGTATCCAGTGGGCCGGCTCCTAAACCATCCTCGTCAACTACCGCTTGATCGACATTGTATTCGTTGGTGACTTGTAGGATTCGCCCGGTCGTATAATTCAGATCCCTATCACCCCACTCATCTACATGGATCTCTTCCCAATGCAACGCACCCATTTGCTGGATGATTACATCCGCACATTTGTCATTCCCAAAACGGGCAATATCAAAGCCACCTACACGCAACCCGTAGCCAGGCACCAGCTGATGGGTTGAGTTTTGGCCATTTAGGATATCGTCCATAGTGAATACCGCATCCTCGGATTGGTCCATCGGTTCACCGAGCCAGATATGCCTATAGTCCTTCTCTGAGAGTTTGCGGCACTCTTCGGCTTCTTTCTTGAGCTTTTCTGTGCAATGAGGGTTTTCATCGTAATTGATGTGAATAACCAGGCAATCATCACGATTAGCAAGCATCACAATCACAGGATCGTTGAACACATGCGGGTTCATCGTAAAGATGACCTTCGACTTGTCTTTACGGATTGTGGGCAATAAGACGTCGAGGGTTTGTTTGGTTAGCGCTTGTGACTCATCCACCCATAGAAGGTCAACGCCTTCCATACCCTGGATGTTGAATGCGCCCTGTTCCCTGAACCCACGAAAGTTGATCGTAGTCCCGGTCGGCCTGGCGGTGATACGCGAGGCCTGGATTTCAAAATTAAGTTGATACTCTCGGATCAGATCAGCAAGGAGGGAATAGACAGATTCATTGATGCTATTCTGGGTCTCACGCCCACAGACCATGCGGAGACGGTACTTCTCGGCAAGATAAAGTATAAAGCGGCCCACAGATTGGGACTTAGCCCCTCCGCGACCGCCTTTAATGATGATATATCTGTAACGATTGAATACGTCTGGATCGACAAGCGGTAGGAGCTTGTCGGGGATATTAAGTATTTTGGGGAGAGTCAAGAGAGCCAATGTCAAACTCCGCAACTCGATTCACGGGTTGACCATTTAGCTCCCCAGGATATTCCTTCTGGATCGACGCCATATGCGTTACTTCGTGCTTAAAATCACCCTCCAACTTTTGAGGGACCGCCATTTTACAAACGGCAATAGCAATCTGTATCTTATTGCGCTCATCAAACTTATGAAAATTGTCATTCAGATAAGTATAGGACTTACGAAAGAGCGTCTGGAAGGCAATTGTGTCTTGCTTGGTAATCGCCGGCACTATTTCTTCCTTTTCAATTCCCTGAGGATTTCATACAGAAGATTCGCCTCAACGGAATCGGTGCTTTGGTTGGTTCCGTCACGGCCAATCACCTGGACAGTCTTACCTGCACGACTGAATTTTACGTCGTCGTAGAGATTGAAAACATTATATGCGTTGATTTTTCTTTCCAATTTGGATTTCCTCTATCTACAATTTAACACTTGACACCGACTAAATCAATATCACAAGAGGATCGGAAGCTTACCTTTTTTGTGTTCCTCGATAAATCTTGTGGCCTCCAGCTCTTGCCCAGGGACTATGTTTTGTGCGGCCAGCTCCAAGTATTCGTCGGCCTCTTTGTTGTTGCCTAAAAATCTAAGGCAGGTAGCGATATTCATAAGGACTTTGAATTCTCTGGGCGAGATGAGTTTAGCCATCACCCACAGAATAAGCGCCTCCTTGTAGCTTTGGGTATCCCACCGCTTCATAGCCCGACAATGCCAGGCCCACCATGCGTGTGGGTCTTCGATGATCGCCAGCTCAGTAATGAAATACTCGTCCTTATACATTATGAGTGTATAGAAGGTTCGTGTGGCGTAGAAGGCCAGGAAAGCCGCCACAATAACCGGATACGCCGCTATTACTTGGGCCAGGGCATACATCAGAAAGACATTCGGAAGCGCAGCGAAGCGTTCTGCGATCTCTTGGTTGGCCCTCCAAAGGTTACAGAATGGGAAAATCGTTATAAAAAACGCGGTTAGCGCCCAGATCAGCGTATCCCATTGGTGGATGCCATAAGCCACCATGCCACACAATGCAAAAAAGCCGATCCAAAAGTACCGGCAGAGCGTATAACCCTTATGCTTCATACTCCCTGCAAGGGATTGTAAGAAGTTATGATAGAACGTGATACGAAATGGAATGATGCATAGAGTGAGGTAGAAGCCAAACGTCTTGACCGCGAGGATTAGTTTTTTAGGATGAACGACCCTATCCTCATCGAAACACTCGGTTCTCTGTTTGTTGGAAACGGCGGTCTTGAATTTCTTGGAGTGCAGATACCAGATAAGCGGCATAAAACCTAAAAGGTACCACTTGCTTGACCCTATCAAAGCCAATGGAGCAAGGAACCCTGCGGTATACCAGCTGCCGGCGTACAGAAAAATCGGCGATAGGATAGGTAGGGCAATAGCCAATAGCAGAAATAAGATTGGGTAAACGTACCCCCTCCCAGATGGCCATATTGTTCCCTGATTGTTGACCGGGTTGGTCGAATACAGCATCGCCGCGACGAATGATACCCATGAAGACCCAAATGCGAAGTAAATAGCCACGCAAATGAATATATGGAGCGCGAGGGTCAGTAAATGCTCCATTTCTTCGTTTCGGGCTATAGCCAAATACCACTTTCCATTGACCTTATGGAATTGGATGCTTTTTGCGTAGATCTTCATTTGGCCCGTAAGCTGCAGCCAAAGCTTGTGGATACGGCTTCTGGGTATTGGTGGATTCTTCCAT